GAAAAGTGCAACTCCTATCGTGCCCAATAGCGTCAGCGCCATAGACGCACTGAACAAACCCGCTGCAAGAGCATCTTCCATGGGCGTCCTCTTTCCTATGAATGCTAAACCAAGGCCATTGCGAACGCCAGCGATCAGCGGCGCAGTCCGCTGCATCGCTTGGTTATCACACTGGAAACAAAGGAGGATGGCGTGGAAGCGATGTTCTGGCAAGGTATGACGCTGCTGCTTGCTTTCGTCTCGCTGTTGTTGTACGGCGATGCTCAGTATTGGCGATGCAAAGCGATGACGATAGACAAGGAGCGCACGGGCTCCGGCTGGGAGGACGAGGCGAAGTTTTGGCGCAAGCACTTCGATGCAGAGGCGGCGAAGTGGGTTGAGACGCTGTGATAACTTGTCATTATGCGGACCCGGATAACGTCGGCCTCGCCGGATAACGCGGCGCGAAACCCACGCCACGCGGCCGCGATACCGCATGGGACGGCGTTATGCGGACCGGGATAAGACGGGATCAGCGGTCACGCCGACCGCTGGCGGGTCGTTCGTTTCGATGCAGGCTCGTCCCGCGTCAAGCGGTCGAGCGTGACGCCTAGGGCGTCGGCGATTGCCCGGGCAGTGGAAACCCGCGGGTCGCTCAGTTCGTAGATGGTCGCCCGGCGAATTCCGGCCCGCTCGGCAAGTTCATCTAGCGGGATCCCGCGACGCTTTGCCATCGCCTGCACCCGCAGAAACAGTGCCGACGGCTCCCGTGTCCGGGGCCGTCCGCCAACGTGTCTCTCCGCGACCGTTGCCATGGTGCCGGCCCTCCGATTCCTGGAGTTCCTGGGCTTTTCCGGGTTTCCGACGGTTGCAATCCCCCGGACAGGATTGCAACGGTTGAAAGTGGCGGGGACAGGAGCGAACCATTGCACGACCAACGGTGCGGCGGCCAATCCGCACCAACGGAAAAACCGGACGACCGACCACGGAGGGGACTCACCGCACGGAAGCGTGACCTATACCCACAGAGGAGGCACGCACCATGACGCTCGACACCTTTCTGACGACGGTTTACGTTCCCCTTCGGCTCCGCGGCCGCTCACCTGAGTCGGTCCGCCTTCTACGGCATGCCGTCACACAGTTCGGCCGATGGCTAGGCCGGCCGGCCGTGCTCGACGACCTGGACGATCTCGTCGTCAGCCAGTGGCTCACGGCGATGGCCGGGAAGAAGTCCCCCAACTCGGTCGCCCGCGAGCGGTCCGGGATTCTGGCGCTGTGGAATTTGGCGCAGGGCCGTGGCCTTGTGCGGCTGCGGCCGACGGTGGCGCCTGAGCTTGTGCCGCAGGGCACGCCGCGGGCCTTCACGGCCGATGAGCTGGCCCGCCTAGCCGCGGCCGCGCGGCTCGCGTCCGGGTGGGTTGGCCCGGTTCCGGCCCGGGTGTTTTTTCCCGCTCTTGTGGCCGTTGGGCTGGAAACCGGGGAGCGGATTTCCGCCATTCTCAACACGCCGCGTCATTGCTGGCAGCGGCCCACGCTCGTGGTGCCGGCCGGCGTTCGCAAAGGGGGTCGGCAGGAACGGGTGTACGAACTGTCGCCGGAGGCATGCGACCTCGTGGATGCCGTGTCGTGCCACAACGGCCCGACGGTGTTTTGGTGGGCGGCCAGCGGCACGGCCCTCCGCAAACGCTGGAAGACGATCACGCGGCGGGCTGGGCTTGGGGACGGTCGCGACGTCCAGTTTCACGCGCTGCGGCGTTCCACGGCCAGCCATCTGGCCGCGGCCGGCTTTGATGCGACGTCGTACCTGGGCCACTCCACCGATCGGATCACGCGGCGTTCGTACCTCGACCCTCGCGTGGTCGATTCCCGCCGGCCAAAGGCGTGGCAATCGCTGCCCCGCGTCTTCCGGCCCGATGAGCCGGAACCACCGGCACGGTCGGCATAGGCGGCCGTTCGTGCCGATAGCGTCCCCGGACGTAGCCGTTTGGCGAATCCCCTCTGGCCCATAGACTGCCCCCCCGGGTGCGGTAGGCTTTACTGGCGGCCGTATTATTTCCACCACGAAATGCGGAGAACAGCATGGCGGGAAGAATTCGCGGGCACGTTACAATCGAGAAGACCGGCAAGGGCCTGAAGTTTCAGAGCATTCTGGCTTGGTTGACGCTGCTTTTTGGGGTTGGGTTGTGCGTGGCCGGTTACTCGGAGCGTGCGGACGGCGGCCTCACTGAAACGGCGGTGAATGGGTATTGGACGATTGGCAGTGCAGTCGCGTGGATGGTGATTCTGCGCATGTTGCGATGGTGGCACCACGATTGAAGTGCCCCGAGGAACTGGCGATCATCCCACGACCCGCAGCCCGGCCGGTAGGTAGCACGCCCGCGTGATCGCTTCCGCGAATGCTGGCGACGGCCGCATGGCTTCGTCGACCGACAAGAGACGGTCGCCCGGAACGTGGGTCAGCGGCTCAGCCGACGAATACGGCGAGCGTTCGTACCAGCGGCGCGTGCGCATGACGACACCGTAGAGGCCCAGGTACACGTTCGCGGCCCTCGTGTACCACCAGCGTTCGAGCGGCAGTTCCGGGGTTCGCGAGAGCGTTTCCAGGGCCATCGTTTCACACTCCCGCTCCATGGCCAGCACGAGGCCAACGGCCGCCCGCAGTTGGTCGGGCGTCATCTCGACGACACCGGCGAGCCATGCGTCGAACGCCTGTTGCGGGCACGCTTGCCCCGCGAGTTTGGCCGTCCATGCGGCGGTGGCGGCCTGAGACTGGCGGAAGTGCATGTATTCATGCAGGAACACCGACAGCCAGATGGCGGTGTCGCCGCCTGTTGCGACGACGAATTCGCCCTGGTCCTCGTCGAAGTAGCCGCCGACCGGGGAGCCGTGGCAGTCGGCTTGTGTGGAGTCCACGAGTTGCACGGTGATTTCGGCCTCTTCCAGTTCCGCAATAACCGATTCGATCCAGGCGCACGTTTCCGGCGGCAGGTCGCGGACGGCGGACATGGCGTCACCTCGTGGCAGCGATGTAGAGACCGATATTGGCGAACGCGTAGCCGGCGTACGCGATGCCGAGCCCATGCTTGCCGTGCATGCACAGGTCGAGCGCGACGAACGCGTAGATCAGGCCCGTTAGCGCGATCAGCCAGCCCGACATAGGGATTTCTCCTGGTAGGCCGCCCACGCCGCTTCGATGCGGTGCCGCAGCTGCTCGGGCGTGCCGTCGTTGACGAGGACGCGGTCGCAGTGCTCGCGGACGAGCGTCCGGTCGCTCGTGTGCGGCCCGGTGACGGTCCCCGGCCGCTCGATCCACCAGACTTCCCCGCCGTTGTCGCGGACGGTCGCCAGTTCGTTCAGAAACCGGGTGCCGCAGATCGCGAACCGGTCGCGGCCCGTTCCGGTGGCGATTTTGGCCACGCGGGCCGCGGTCAGTCGCACCCAAAGGTCGGGGTGCACCATGTCCCGGCCCCATTCGGTGCCGAGGGTGCGGGCCAAATGCCGTGACACGATGTCTAGACCGGACACCGTGACGGGCCGCTCGCGGTTGGTGCGGTCGCGGAGGATGTCCTCGGGGATGTCCAGCATGGCCGCGAGCCCGCGGTAGATGGGGTCGGCCCACTGGAGTGCGACTGCCCCCGGCACCATGGCGGCGGCCAGACTCTTGCCGCTGCCGATGTTTCCGGCCAGCCCGATTATTTGCAGCCCGGCAAGTTCATTGCACCGCATCGGTTGTTTCCGTCAGCGTGTCGAGCCATGCCATGAGGTCGGCGAAGGACGTGAACACCGGTTTCCCGAGCCGCTGGAACAGACGGACTTCGGCATCGGCGCCATCGGATGCTTGCTGCCGGTATCCGGTCTGCTCCTCGGTCGCGGCGAGTCTCAGGCACACGTCGCACCGCCCGATCAGTTCGTTGTCGTATTCGACCCAGTCGCGGTACGGCCGGGGGTTGTGCAGGTGCTGAAAGTGTGACCACAGCGGGGCGATCGGAACCACCCCAATATCCAACAGGGCGTCCCACATGCGCAGTTGGAACCGCGTGTTTATGGCTTGGTCGCCCTGGGTGTAGGGACTGGCGATGTAGACCCACGGGCGTCGGATGGAGCCGGCGGCGCTCACGGTCGCACCTTTGCGCGGAGGTCGCGGTCGCACCACACCGGCATGGCGCGGGTGCATTCCCGGCGCTCGCCGTCCACGATGACGAGCGATTGGCATGGGGCCTCTGCTTCGGCGCGGATGCGCAGGGCGAATGCGTTCATGCCCACGAGGCTCCCGTTGCTCACGTACCGGCCGCGGAGCCATCCCCATTGGTGCCAGTGTCCGAACAGGTCCAGGTCCGCCCGCCGCGAGCGGTTCCATGCGGCGATGCTCTTGTTGGCCGGGATGGTAATCCCGCCGATGCCGCCCTGATACCGGCCGATCGAATGCCCGTGGTGATAGCGGACCGTGAAGCCGTCGAGGTCGAGGTAGCCCAGGTATCCCTCGGCGATTTCCCAACGGACGTTTCGGCGGGTTTCGTGCTCCCGCATGATGAGGTACGCGTTTTGCTCGAAACTGTGCTGGTGCTCGGTGGCCATCCGCGGCTTGCCGTGATTGGAACGGCCGTGGTTGCCCGGTTGGGTGACGACGACCACCTCCCGGGCCATGTCCGCTGCCATGTCGATCAGCCCGCGGATCCGGGCGGCGGCCCAGCGCATGGCGTCCATCGGCGGCAGGGCCGTCGTTTCGGCGAGTTCCTCGTGGATGTGCCCGGAAATGAAGTCCCCCAGGCATGCCAGCACGATCCTGTCGATTTTGACCAGCCGGCGCTCGTGCTCGATCAGCGTGGCGAGCCGCTCGGCGAGTTCGGCGATTCGCTTGTCGGCCGTGGCGAGGTCGAACCGGTTGGCGCCGCTGGTCTGCTCGAACGTGATCGTTTCCTCGACGTGCCAGTCGGACAGGACGGCAATGGCGGTGGCCGTCGTGCGACGCCGGGCGGCCGGGGCTTTTCCGAACCGTTTGCAGGGCAGGTTTTTCAGCCCGGCAAGCGACGCGGTGCGCGTTTTCTCGGCGTCCAGCGCCGCGAGGGCGGCCTTGTAGCGGCCGCGCAGGCTGGCGTTTTCTGCTCGCAAGCGGGCCAGTTCGGCGTCGGCCTGCAGCCGGTCGTCGGCCGCGAGCGCCGCAACGGTAGTGGTCACGCTCTGTTTTGCTTGGCGCGTAGCCATCGGCACACCGTGTCGAAAGTGGGGAGGGCGTCCACGCCACGCAATCGCGCGACCTCGATGACCGCACGGGCGTAGGCGGCTTGGCGGATGATGCTGGGGTTCCAGTCCTCGCGCGCTTGCTCGAATTCGCGTTTGAGGTCAGGCGGGAGCCGGTCGATCCAGGACTGGTAGCCGAATTTGGTGGGATGAACCGCGGCCGCGACCATCTGCGTTACGGTCAGTTGTTTTGGCATGCGAACCTCCAGGGCCAGCGTCGTGCGACGTCGCGCGGTGTGTAAAGGTCAGTTTTTTGTGCGTGCTTGGGGCGCGGCGGATGTCGGTGGGCGCGGTGTCCTGCGGGCGCTGGCGATTGCGCGCGTGACCACCAGACGGCCGGCGGCGTCAACGAACGGGAGTTTGCGCCGGGCGGCTTCATCGCGGAGCCAGCCGACGATCGTGTCGAGGTTGTTCGCACACCAGTCGCAGCCGCGGCGGTCCATTTCTTCCGCGTGCTGATTGCATGGGCAATTGGGTGTGGCGACGATGCCCAACCAGCGGCGCAGGAGTTTTTTGAGTTCCGTCCCCGGACCGGCCGTCGGAATTTCACGCTCTACCACGATTCGCACCCAGCCGCGCCCCGGAGCGTCGCCGAGCAACTGGCGAAGCGCTTTTTCCACGGCAGCCGTTGGCACGGAACCGCGGTACGGCAGCGAAACGTGGGCGCGTCGTATCATTCGTCGTACTGGTCCGTGTCGGAGGCGTAGCCGTAGCAGCATGTAAATTCGAGGCCGTTGTCGTTCCCGAACGTCTGCCACGCATCGGATGCGCATGATCCGTCTGGCCGCATGTTCGCGGCCTCGCAGTCCGCCTGACTGGCGTACGGCCGAAAGGCGAGCGTTGTTTCAATTAGGTCGCCGGTGATGTCGGTCGTGGTGTTGGTGGCATGGTCGGTCACGGTGAGCAAATACTCGGCGACATACGGCCCGGGATTGCCGGTCGGGGGGAAATTTGATTTAGGCTCGCATGGCCGAAAGCCAATGGTGAGTTCCCACGTTTCCACGGGGTCGCCGGCATTCAGCGTGCTGGCTGAAATCTTGATCCACTTCAGGCCGGCCAGCGGAACGTCGGCATTCACATCACCAACGTCGATGTCGTCGCAAGTCTCGCGGCTTTGAAACGTCACCGCCTT